GGAGGGTTTCGGTTTCACCAAGGATTTTTAAAAAAAAATATTAATCAATAGTAATATGAGCCAAAGTGTCCGAGAATTTGTTCGGAAATCTGGCGTGGAAGTTCAAACTCCAAACTCTAACTCTAATAATGAGTTCGCGAGGGAACTTGAAATGGAGCTAATGAAAGCTGATCGGGAACGAGAACGTACGTCATTCATGCGCACGCCACCCCGACAAATCAGACCAGCGCCTCGTCAAGTAAAGATTCCCGAACGCCTTCAGCGAAACCTAGTCAATAACCGAACGTATGAAGGCATGTTCAAAGAGTTTGAAAACAATTCCCCATTCGAGGATGAGTTTGATGATTTGAACACGAAGACCGAACAAATGATAAACAATATAGCGCGTGAATTTGATGATGTTCCCAATGGGAACATCCCACTTGAGATAAGTAAAATGAACCCTGGTATGTTCAATGCCACAGTCGATTCTGGTTTTGGACAGAAGGACGTTCTCATAAAAATTAATAATATACTCTCGAAAACACCTCTACCCAAAACACCTATAGGTGAAGGTCTTTATGTAGACACACTGGAGATAAAGGGTATTTATGGTCAGTTTACGACGGGTTTCTCACATACAAGGGAAGCTGGTCCTAAAGGGGGTCTCAATAAGAACTTCTTCTCCGCACAGTTGATGCTTACTTTAAGTAATGGTGTTGAAAGTAAGGGTGCTACTGTAAACTTCTACAGAAACGGTAAGATTCGATTCTCAGGTGGATTCGTTGGAACTAACATTGAGAATCAACCTGAACTCATTCGTAGGTACGTCGTCGATAAGTATACTGAGAAACAACCTTTCTTCTACAACCAATTCACATACAATAATTTAAGTGGTCAGTTCAGGGTTAATGGGGTTTTCAGAAATTTAACCGATATCGCAAGGAATGCACGGAAGTATGGTATGACGAGGGTTAATTACGAACCAGAACTTGCCCCGTTTCTTTATGCTTATTTTGGGGAGAATAAGTTTATCCTATCCGCGAGTGGTAATGTCCAGATATCCGGTGCGAAAAATCCCGGGGACATGGCGAGAGCTTATGATTTCGGAAAGAAGTTTGTTCGGGATCTTTATTCCGATAATCAAATTAATGTGACTGGTGTGTTTGAGGATGGTGTAAAGCCCAAGACCAAATCTAAAGCTAAGCCCAAGTCCACAGCCAAGACCAAGAAAACATATACTAAACGCGTACTCACGTCGAATCAAGCTAATGCGTTGAGGGTTGATGACAAGAGGTGTGCTCGAATGAAGAAGTCCGAACTCATAGATTTCGCGCGCCGAATGGGGGTTGTGAACTTTAGAACTAAACTTCAAGATGGTTCTCGAGTCGCGACGAAGGATGAGATTTGTGATCGAATTAAGAATAAGACTGGTAAGAAGAATAATATCACATTCAGGAACAGTATCGAGAATAAGAATGTTCCACTCTCTGGATCGAATAAGACGTTCAAGATTGGTCGAAAGATGTGTGGTGACATGACTAAAAGTGAACTCATTCGCGTCGCGGCGATTCTCGATATCACCGTCAACAAGAAGGAAACCAAGGTGGGTATATGCAAAAGGATTGAGATGGTACGAAACCGTATGAACAAAGCTAAAACCTCACCTCCACCTCCACCTCCACCCCCTCCTAAGCACACGAAGATGGCGGTGCGTAAAAATGAAGCAGCTGCTAAGCGCAACGTGAAGAGGACTGAAACCATGAAGAAGAGGGGTATCGATGATAACTCTATCCGTAAGGATATCACTAAACTTTACGGAGTCACATGGATGAATCGGTATAAGCCAAACCTAAACCAAGATATGCGAAACATGAAGTCGGCTCTCAACCTCATCAATAAGAAAAATGTATCCGGTGTCGTATTCAAGCGCGATGCGGATAAGGTCAAGAAGGTGGTCGTCAGTCAGTGGAAAAGGGATCGGCGACGCGAGCTCGAAAAGAAATACCTAATGAACAATATAAATGTGACGGGTATCGCATTTAACTTGAGAAATGATTACAAGCAGGCGGCAGCCAATTACATCATGACGAATTTAGTAAACCAGAAGAAAAAGCCTACTGATAAGAGAATGGCGGCATATAGGAAATATTGGTCGAAGTTTAGATCTAATTTGAACAGTAATAGGAATTCTGGAGTAATTAACCGTACGACTCGAGCTCGGGTTGAAAAAATGTAATTACCTTATAGTATTGGTATTTACGAGTTTGTTTGGTTCTGCGATTTGTTTTAAATGAATCGTGTGATACGAAAAGTTATATTTTGGAAATGTTTCTTTAATTTTATTAGACAGTATAGTAGCTTGAATTATTTCGGGGGCGCCCGTAGACACCGATGACTTTTCACACTCTAGAAATTGATCCTCCATCTGAACAAATTTTTTTAAATCCTCATTACTCAAACCATCTATGTGCATGAGGGTGTATGTATCCTTTGACATTCCATTGCTTATATGAAAATTTGTTGACTTGTCGACTTCATCTGTAACTTTTCTTTTTTCATATAACATAAACAAAACTACGAGAGTTAATATCAGGTACAGCATTATATACACATCAGATTAATTTTGAAAGGTCACTAATCTTGTGAAGAATGTTGAAGAGCTGATTATATGAGGTTACGTCACCTGGTTTGATGATTTCTAATTCGATTTGGTAGGACGATGCATCCTCTGTGTCCATATCGACAGTATCTCCAGTTGAAATAGTCATATCGATACTCACATTCTTGCGAACGAAGGAGTGACGAAGCTTGTTTCTCTTACGATCCATCTCGTATTGTCCAATCGTTGGGATCTCTCTGGATATACTGAACCGAACATCGAGGGGTTCGCACTTGAAATCATCCTTGAGAACTTTAATCTTCTGGATCATCGTCTGTTCACTAGTATCTTCATCAGATGAAATACGAACATGGTTGGTGTCGTCGTAATACACGTCAGTTGTTGTCGTCTTCATACTTTCCCAACCATCATATTTTTTCAATCCTTTCAAAACACGTTCGAAAATTTCTTTCCCGACGTTTGTATCGAAGAGGGAACCATTGTGTTTACCGAGACGTATCTCAACTTCGATGTGTTCCTCATTCTTATGAGTTTCGAATGCGGTGCCGACTTTATCGATGATAGATTGGATGTTCATCTTTTCTCAACATTTACACATTGCGCCTTTTACTTAAGCCTTTTTTATACATAAAGTTTAATGAAAGGTTTCCAAAATCACGGAAATACTTGTTATTTTAATACAGCCATCCAATGTCTGATGCATATCCCAGACTTGACGAATTACTTTATTAAAAATTCATATGAAGGTGATTGTGCATTTACCCGAGCGTATTCAGACTTGGTGAAAGTGTATTGGACAAATGGGCGTGAGTCTATCACCCTATCTTCCCTCCTCGAACATTTTAGAGTCTCATTTACTCGTTTTCGAATGAATGAACAGCATGACATTCAGGAGACTATATTATGTATCATAGATATTCTCGAAACGTCGGTACCTGAGATCAAACGCTGGTTATACGGGAAAAAAATACAAGAAACGATTTGGCCGGGAGGGAAATCATCGAATGAAGAGGATTTTAGTGTTCATTTGATAACATCGGATGGAAAAGATATGACTAAGATGCTCTCGAAAAGTACGGAGTGGAACACACTCGAAAATTTTGAGGATACTGATGGTAAAGTACATCATGTGGCTACGACCCGCATGATGTTCTCTAAACTCCCCCGTGTGTTGATGATTTCTTTTGACTCAAAGAGTCACATTCAAATAATCGAAAACATAGTCATCAACGAAAATGAATATAATTTAGTAGCGAGTGCGATTCATTTGGGTCACCAGTATGATGGGCATTATATGAGTTTGATAAGGAGAAAGGATAAATGGTTTTTGATAGATGATGATACTATTAAGGAATGTGTACTACCGGAAGAGGCTGGATATTATTTCATGGTATACAATCTAAAAACTCCTTCATCTGAATGTTCTCCTTGATGTTCACGATCGTTCGATAAAACGTTCTACGATTATTGGGGTATGTCTTATCCCTCCGTCTCTTAATCGGTTTCCACCACATGGGTTCGTCCCATGTGATGTACATACACTCCACGATTGCTCCATCTTCAAACCAGGGTTCATCGGCGATCCTATTTAACGGGATTTCACCCTCAAAGTACAACTTCCCCTTCTCTTGTATATATAGTCTCCAAGCTAATGGACCCGGTTTAAGCCCGGGCATTTCCCTCGTCGGTTCCTTTTTCATTAAGAAGTCCACAGTATTCTTCTGTTGTGGTTTCCATTTGAACATCGTCTCATGCGTTCCTATTTTCACTGGTTCATTCACAGGTGTGAATACGAGTCCATCCGTTTCCTGATTTACCGATGGTAAGTGTTCATCAAGAAACTCTCTAAATTTATCCATCGCATAAAACGTCTTCAACTTGAGTCTGTATTTATCCATTTTCATGTAAATAACAGGTTGGATAACACTCAACGCAAAACCAAGGCGTTGTAATAAATCGAGATCCCAAACAGATTTACCCGCTACACACACGGCATCGTACACCATGAGTGTATTTTCATATAGTTCCCCGTCCAATATGGTCCCATCGTACACATTCTTCTTCAGATTGATTGGAACTTCGAACATATCGAACGCCCTATTGACGAATACACACTTCTTTTTTCCTTCAAATATAAGGGCAATCATCATGTATCTTTCACCATCCGTCTTTTCACATACAACATAGTTTCCTTTTTTTAAAATTGTGAAGTGTTTATATTCGATGGATATAGGTTGCGGACCCGGGAAATAATCTTTACTCCCCCATGTAGCGTGTATAAAACTCACAACATATTCATAAAACGGGGATTCGGGTTTTATAGACATGTTTACTATTCGGACAAAAACTTTAATTTACTTTTACACCCGCCGCGTTAAGAATGTTACTAACACATTCATGTGTGTACGTCATCGTTAACTTAGCTGCTGTAAACGCATAAATTCGTACACCCTGTTCCTTGAATTTCTCAAACATTCTGGGATAAATTTTATAGTTACCAGTCTTTTTGTCTTTGATGGTCTTGATGATGTTCTTTGTGTTCATGACCCATGCACGAGCTTGGGTGGACGTTACCCGATAAATATTATCAGAAATCTTCAATCCAACATCTGTGTCGAAATCGAGTCCCATTTGAGACACTGGTTCAGTGGATCCTTCTTTGACTTTCGCTCTGAAACCGGTCCAGTTTATCCCACTTTTTACACCCGGGAAAACTAAACATCCAACAGTTTCATGTTTCTCAAAAATCTGATTGATAGACTCATCATCCAAATTGATACCAAAATCGATAAAAACGATACGTTCGTGTAGTTTCATATATTTCTGAATCATGTCAGCTTTATCATATGGGTCATCGTTTACGTATACAATCTGATTATCAATACCACCTTGAAGACACTTCATATTAATCTTAAGAATACTATGCAAAGTCTTCACATGACATGATGCCGAACGAGTCACTAAAATTGTAGCTATCTTCATGGATACTTAACATGTCTAAACCTTAAGCCTATCATTGAGGCATCCACTGAAAGGTAAGTTTCCTACATGCCCGAGGGTTGTATTTACATCTGCGTAAATATTACCACCGGCTTGTTGCCATCGGCGACAGAACGCGTAGTCTTCCGACAGGTACCTACGATTGTCTGGGTCTATCATACAATCGAATGCTGCGTGATAATCATCAAAATCCCTATTTTGGTGATCGTTCTTACACCAGAGGTCTGGGAACTTCTCCTCGAGTGTCTTGAATACCGATCGTTTAATCATCATGAATCCGGTTGGTCCATCGAGAATTTCTATAAACCCATTCACAATGGGTCTATTTTGGGCACCAAAGTTGATTACGAGGCTGGAAGAGAGCATGGACATATCGCGTTCGTCACCCCGCTTGACGGCGTTTGCAGCTTGATCCCACATAACAACCTTTTTGGGATAACATGCAACAGAGAGGTCGTGTCCGGATTTGATGAGACGCACGACTGCTTCTGGGTCGAAGTGAACATCGGCATCTATAAACATGAAATAGTCGCAATCGGTCTTTTGCATGAAACGACCGACGGACACGTTACGGGCGCGGTGGACGAGAGATTCATTTTCAGTCGTGTCGAGATACATCTGGATACCTTCTTTTATTAAGAGGAGCTGAAGCTTAATGATACTTGACATGTATTTTTCTAAGCACAAACCACCGTAGCATGGTGTTGAGAGAAACAACTTTATCATTTAAATACTATTACAATGTATGCTCTAAGTGTTTTTTTATGATTGACTCTATTTTGTTCAGTGTTGGAACAGACACAGAACATTTTTCGCATAATACAGTTTTTTTCACCTTCCCACCCAACACTATATAAATGATTGTCGATGCAACACTATTAGGTGTTTTACTCATCAAATCCACACAATCCTCAATCTTGTTACACATCTTGTTACACTGCAATCTCTCTTCGCGGGTCACATCGAAAAAATTCAATAATCGATTCATCACATCGAATGATTTGGTCACGTAATTCTTTTCAGTCATACCCATTATCACCTCTTTGAACATCTGTGTCGTACGACTGATATCCTTTGATTGGATACCAAACATATCCGCAATTTCCTTTGTCGTTCGTGGATGCTTCGCGAGACGACACGCGTACAGTACACAATTCGCTTTGATACCCAAACGTACCGCCCCCCTCGTTAGTTTTTCCTCGTTAAATTTTCGGTACATCATCTTTGCATCCTTGAGAACCACCTCCGGTAAAGTATGACACGCCTCATCAATATCACGATACGCGTGAAACAATGACCTATCTTTATGATTCATGGACATGTGAAAGTTGATCTTTGCCATTCGTTTATTCTCGTAGGTCGAAGAATGTTGTGTCGAAATTATAGTCCCCTTCCCCCAATGTTGGGAAAAGAGTTCAGGGTTTGAGTTTGGATTCCCACACCTCGACGGGTCGTTCACTTTACCGTCATCGTTCATTCCACTTGTCCATTCCGCTGTATCATCGATAAAATAGGAATCTATGAGACCGCAGTCTGAACATGTTGGTAATCCTTCCCTGGTAATAAGTTTAATTCCTGAACATTCGCGACAAAAATTTATATTCACTGGCTTTTCAACATTTTCTTTGTGTAATAGGGTGTCTACTTGAGACCATATAGCTGCCAGCATTTCGTTTGGTCTCACCGAACCTTTTATTTCGGTCTCTATGACGCATTACTTAGGCGTCTGACGCGGTTTTCGATCATATTGATTGTTTCTTTGAAACTGCGAGATCCCACGGAAGATGGCTTCCATTCATTCCATTCCTTATCGATCGATACATAATCTGGTGGTAAAATACCCTGTCCTTCCACCTGGCTGTCCGGAACTACAAAATCAGCCATTTCAGAGTCCGTTTCACTATCACTCAACGGAAAGTGGATCTCGCTATCACTGTCATCAATGTCGATTTCGGAATAAAGGGAAAACATGTTAACGTCTACACGTTTCATCTCCAGGTCTTCGAACTTGGTTCCATGTGGGTAGTGTTCCGTGAGACTGTCGTAAGGAGCTGGACACATTTCACTATCATCTAATTTGTATACACATGCAGATTTGTACGATGATTCGGTTGGGTTAAGGTAATGAAGACCTAGGGTTCTACCAGTGTTCATGGCGACGACTGCATACATCTCATCTTCGAGACCATCTTCGTTTACTAAAACTTTTACTATATCGTCCTGAATTATATCAGAGGGCACAATCATGCTTAGAGTTTTCAGACAAAAAATAATCATCGATAATAATACAGATGAAAGTTACAATTTATTCAAAGGAAGGTTGTCAGTATTGTGATCATGCGGTTACGTTATGTAAAAATGAGGATTTTGATTTTGAGAAGGTCATGATCGACAAAGATAAATTGAAAGAGAAATGCGGTGATTCAATTATAACCTACCCCCAAATATTTATTGACGATCGTCGTGTCGGAGACTACTTTGAATTTCAAGACTACGTAGAAAATGAATATGAACCAATATTAGCTCCGACATTGAATAGATTTACTGTGTTCCCCCTGAAACATCCCCATCTTTGGGAACTTTACAAAAAGGCTCAAATGTCCAATTGGACAGCCGAAGAAATCGACTTTTCTGCAGATATTGAAGACTGGAAAAACCTAAACAATAATGAACAAAAATTCATTAAATACATCCTTGCTTTTTTCGCGGGTTCTGACGGTATTGTATTTGAAAATATAAACAATAATTTTGCGGATGAGGTGCAGATATCCGAGGCTAGATCCTTTTATGCTTACCAGTCTCACAATGAAATGGTTCACGGTGAAACGTATTCCAAACTCATCGATAAATACATCAAGGATGATGTCGAGAAGAAACAGCTCTTCGAAGCCGTCCAAACCATTCCTTGTATTCAGAATAAGGCAAATTGGGCTATGAAATGGTTCGACACGAAAACTCGACCCTTCGCTGAACGTCTGTTCGCGTTCGCGTGTGTGGAGGGTATTTTCTTCTCGGGAAGTTTCTGTGCTCTATTCTGGCTGAAAAAGAGGGGTCTCATGCCTGGTCTCTGTTTTAGTAACGAGCTTATATCCCGGGACGAGGGTCTTCATCAAGAGTTTGCCGTTGAATTATTCAAAATGCTTCGAAACAAACCAACAACTGAAACGATTCATTCTATCGTGAAGGAGGCTGTCGCGATTGAAAAGAATTTCATCATAGACGCACTTCCCTGTAATCTCATTGGTATGAACTCTGATAAAATGTCTGAGTATATCGAATATGTGTCTGATCGCCTTCTCAAACAAATTGGTCAGCCAACGATTTGGGGATCCAAAAATCCCTTCGACTTTATGGAAAACATAAGTCTCGATGGTAAGACGAACTTTTTTGAAAAGAGGGTGGGTGATTACGGTAAAATGGATGATGACTCATCCGCTATCGCATTCGATGAAGAGTTTTAATTAAATAAACCGCCGTCTACACCAATTTCATACGACTCTAAAATCTTTCCGGTATCAACCTTAGGGATTTCAGTTTCTTTGAAATCGGGTTTAGGGGATGGAGCTTCAGACATGGGTGGTACTACAACCTTCGTACCAGCCTTCACGTCACGCTTACGCGAACCACATGCACATGGTTTTTCCTTCTTTACGTTCATCATACCCCATACGATGAACATGAATACGATCGAGTGAACGACGAGACCAAATGCAGTTGGACAGCCATTTGGTGAAGAGATGCTCGAACCCAAGACCCCCCTGACGATTCGAAATGTCATGGGATTGGCGACCACGTAGAATGTGAGCGCTGAAATAATGGAGATTACAAATTTATCTTGTTGTTTTTTACCCTTGCATCCACAGCCGCAGTCCTCAAACAAAGTCATGATTAATTATAATATATGTCAAGAAAAAAAAGTTACTTAAAGTCGAACCACCTTGTAAAGATATAACCAACAAACAATGTCGCTCTCTATCCAACAAGCTTCCGAATTTTCTCCCACTTCTGTGCAGTTCTCGAAACTTCGTAAAAACAAAAATGGCGGTAAAGCCGTCTATCTCAACGCGGGCGACAACAAAAAACTCTACGTTCAACTTCCATTCATGCGATCCCCTTACGGTCTGAGTGCTTACACCGACGAAGCCACTGGGCGCACTTCTTACTCTCTCGACCTCTCCTTTGACCCAGACAACGCCGAGGCGATGGAGCTTCACAAGAAGCTTAGTGAGCTCGATGATATCATCGTAAACACTGTCGCTGCGAATGCGAAGGAATGGCTTGGTAAGGAGTTTAACGTCGCTGTACTCAAGGAAGCTCTCTACAAACCCATGGTTCGCCCCGGGAAGGAGCAGTACCCATCCACCACCAAGCTCAAGGTTCTAACCAAGGCTGACGGTTCGTTTGTTCCAGAGTGCTATACAATGAACCGTGAGATGGTTTCCCTCGATACTGTCGAGAAGGGTCAGAAGTGTATGGCGATCATTGACCTCAACCAGATCTGGTTTATCGATAACAAGTTCGGTGTGACGATCCGCCTCCAGCAGGTTCTCTTCGAGAAGTCCGCCAAGCTTCCCTCATTTGCCTTCCAGGGTCTTAACCTCCCCGATGAGGAAGAGGAGGAAGTTGATGAGATTGAGGAGGATGAAGTTGATGACCAATAAAAAATCTAATTCTGAGTCCTAATTGACTCGTCCCAAAATCCTTCTTGGTAAGTTGAAAATAACTTCTTACCAATAAGTAAGCATGTCTAATAAGAACATTGAGAGTAACTTGAAAAAAATACTCAAAGGTGAGAGGGCTTGTATACCAGAACACTTCTTGAAAGTTCCTGTGTATAACTCACCAACCCTCCGCACTGGTAAGGGTAAGCTACTGAGTGAAGGTAAGTCTGGTAAAACGTACCGTGGAAGTATTAACGATAACGGTCGTCGGTACGTTGCGTACAAAGAGGTAGATACATCGGGTAGTGTTGCTGGTGCCTTTGAGTTTGAATTCAAAGTTGCTCAGAAATTGAAGGAGTTTGCAGTCCCAAAGGTGTACCTCTTTAAGAAGTGCCCCATCCAAAATAAAGAACCCCAAAGAATACGAAAAGGGGGGGAACCCGGTTCCAAGATGGGTCATTTTATCCAACCAATAAAACGCACCAAACCCAAGGATATTCTTTATATGGAACTTCTTAATGGTATGTCGTTTAATTCGTGGTGGCAAACCAATCCATCTCTTGATGCGATGAAGTCTGTAATCACACAGGTTTTTGATAATCTCTACCGAATTAACCAAAAATATCCAACATTCCGTCACCGCGATTTACACGGAGGTAATGTGATGGTGAGTTCAAATGATCCCACCACCCAATACACTTGGAAAGTTGACGATAAAAAGTATAAGCGTACAAACGCTGCTGTGACTGCTGATATCATTGATTTTGGTTTGTCTTACTGGTCTGATCGTATGAAAAACCCAGAAACAGCTCGTGGTGGATACATGGGTGCGGGTATATACAAGGATCGTCCGGGTTCGATTTACTATGATACTCATAGGTTCTTGTATATCATTTATGTTAAGGTGAGAAATCCAGGGAACTCTAAGGAGCGAGCTATTAAAAATTTCATCGAAGAACTCATACCTAACAAAGAGTACCTTGAGTATAACGGAAAATTCACCAAAACTGGGTATCTGGTTAATGATGCTTTGGCTAAGCAAAATCTCCCCACCTTCAAGACTATTTTGTCACACCCATTCTTAACTGATGAGAAATCACCAAATAGACCAAAGACTCTCTCGGAGGCTCTCAAAATGATTCCCAAGGGTAAGACTCCTCCCAAGGTCACCCGGGTACTTCCACCACGCAACTTCGGTAAGCTTTCAACTGCGAATGGGAAGAAGACTATGAACAATATGATTAAGAAAGCGGCTGCTATACTTGCAGCTAACAAGAATAAATCCAAACCAGTACCTCGAAGGAGACCCGGTGTTGTGCGTCCCAACCCAGTCCCCGAGATTAAACCGACCATTCCTGAGCTTGGACCAACTGCACGGGATATAAATACAAAAAAGATAAACAAGTATGTGAACGGTTTATCAAATGATGAACGTAATATGCTCAAAAAGAAGATCTGTCAACCTTGAAGACTCGTTTAGTATCGTCACCTGTTATAGAGAGTATCTTAAACTTTGGGGTTTTTACCAGTGTCGTCCCACCCTTTGTGACGAACGACTTCATCCGTTCAACTTCACCACGGGACATTTTCCTGGTGTATTTGAGTGTAAAATTATCATTTCCAATGGTGAATACTGTCGAAGGCATTTTATATATACAAATAAATGTTTACGAGTCCATGATACGAGGATGGGCTTCTAAACAGTCATTGACTGAAGGAGTGTGTAAGTATTTAACGATCAAGACCGCTGATTACGCGAAGAGAAATAGAGAGGATGAAAGCATCGAGCATGTTGTTGATGGGCTTGAGCACGGTGATGTGCTTCACAAGCGAGGAGTTCCACACGACACGGAGAACGAACGTGCTGATGAGAATCGAAACTATGAAGATGAGAAGTTCACGAATCATATCGGACTTGTTTTCAGACTTGAGGATATTAGCAAACATTTATTACATACTGATATTTTTTTCTTCGTAAATGACAGATGTCTAAAACTAAAGAACTTCCTCTGAGTGGATCAGAAAGTAAATTTACAACCCGTCGATGGGGGAGCGGCAAGGGTATTACGAGCAATAATTGTTATGCATATGCAGTAGGTAACTATATCGCGTATCGTTGGCAAAAATCTATACCAGGGGACCGTTCCGGTTTATCGAGTCTTCCACATAATTATACAAAATGTGACGATCTCCCAAGGCGCGTTATTTCGGATAACCCCAAATTGATTTACAAAATCGATGGAGATGAAAAATGTAAAAAGGGGTACTACAAAATCATGATGTTTGTATCTTCTGGGAGACCCAAGAGCTACATTCGTCAGGGTGATTTTCATTTTTACAAACAACACGGTGTCGTAGAGTACAAAATAAAATTGGGTGACACAATCAAGTCTGTTGCCGCATTTTTTAAAATTCCTGAATATAGGATAAAAAAGGCGGGAAAGTTTACAGTTGGAAATCAGTTAGTGTTCAATGCTAATGTGTTTAGTCACAAGCGTGGATGGGCTACTGGACCATTACTCGGTGATGCTAATGGTAAGGTGATTAAAGACCCTCGTACGGCTTCTAGGAAGTATAAGGAATTAAACTATGACAAATACTGTAGTTCATTCTGCGTTAAAGATCGAGGAATCAAAGTCGGAAAGAGTTAACCCAAAGTCTACTAGGATACTATTTAGATCTAGTACGCTATCTGCGTCAAAGGATATATCAAACAAATCCAATACGGATAACATTGATTCATCATTCAAGGATACGACGTTTGATGTATGTGTGTAGTTATTATGTATCGTAACTTCCACCTTGAATTGAGAAACATCAAATACCCGTCTGCACGTGGGACATGTGTTTTTACCTTGTTCCTTCCACCTATCAAGACAGTGTGTGTGAAATATATGACCACAGCGAATCGACGGGTTATTCCTCGTCGACCTGACTTCAGCTAGACATATAGAACACGTGGACATTCTTAGAGTACGAGTGTAAAGTTTTTTCCGTCATTTAGCTCACCTAATAAATATCGGGAACTGCGAGAAGTGGTTTATCACAAGTCTTACAATTCTCCCTACCCTGCTGCTCTTGGACCTTGGAAAGGAGTTCAGGTCCCTGCTTCTGGAGAAGCTGCCTATAAGAATAGTTATCCTCGAATGTGATACCATTCTGTTTCATCACATAGTTGTTAAACAGTTGGGCTGACGAATTAATCGTGAAACAGCGCCCATCAGCCATGCCAAGTCGTTGAGACATCTTTATTACTATAAATTTAGAAATTAATTTGTCGGTTGGTGATTGTTTTGACCCATGACTCAAAACCCTTTTCCTTGAGGTGCTTAACGAGAGGATCACATTTGTACCCCAAATATATATCAAAAACATCTGTCTCGACTGTACGAGACACCCTAATTTCATTATTTTCGTTTATGTGTTGATTGATGATGTTATAGCCGAAAGCAATCTCCTTGAGTGTTTCGGCACCCGTGATGATAATCTTTCCGGTACTGAAGATACTACATGTGATCGTTTTCATGTCGTGCGCAGGCTTAAACTTAATCTTCACCGCAGAGTATCGATCGGGTTCGAAAGATACGTTGAAAATATCACTGTAACGCTCAAACCATCTGGTCACCTCCATGAGATTGACGTTATGGTTGAGACTGAAATTTGAATTGATCATCACAACCCTAAACGAATCAAGGGGTATGTTCACATCCAAATTGAGAAAAGTCTTAAATATGTACACGAGTTGGGTAATGATGCGCTTGCAGTCAAAGATATCACAGCACCCAGCGACTTGAATACTTCCATTTGGGAAAACCTTTACAGATTTGGTACTGTACGAATCATGATACGTCAATGTAACCTGGTTATAAAAGGTTGTCGGTTTGAGCTTCCATTCGAAACCCCTCGAGGTCTCGGAATCTGGTCCACAGCGTTTCATCTTATACGTTCCGATATCTTCGAAAACGGCTCGAAGGCGTTTAATGTCGATGTTTTGGACAAAACTAGAAACCATCGTGATTGTCGTGATTTTAATCCAAGATGGTTTCAGTTCATCAGGTAAAGCATTCCTAAACTCATTTATCGTGAGTAGATAGGAAAACGAATTATTGGCAATATTCGTATACATTAATCCATAAAATTGAGACAATACTTTCACCAACTTAGGTGTTTAAAGAGAGTATTCTTTATACTCGTATATGACCTCCTTCTTTAAATCTGCAAAAGTTGTACATGATGTTGAATCCGACCTCACTTACGTTGAAATTATGTATGAATCCTTTGTTCATGGTAAAGGATATGAGATTTTTACAGACTACATGAACGCTGACCCCCTAGCAGATTGGGAATTATTTCAGAGTAAAAAGCATACCATCACATATTTGAAGTTTTTAGAAATCATGGTTACCAAAACGATTGAGGTGCGACAGCGAATGGCTGAATTGGCTCTCGAAAATTTCCTATCCTACGATCGAGACATTCGACTGTACATTCGTGTCGCACACGCCACTAAGATTATAGATCCCAACTTCCAGCCACCCATTATTAACATGAAAAGTGCTTGGCAAAGAGAATATATCATTAAATTATGCAAAGAGTTTATACACTATTCTATCGAGGAGTGTACCAAGTTGGATCGCCTTGAATATTTCACAGACGTTTTGAATATAATAGAACGAGAGCTATAGACGACACGGCGATCACAATACCTATATACGGAATACGTGGTTCCTGAGATACTCCAACCTTCACGCGATCAGGTGGTTTACAGGTGAATCCAGAATCGATATTCCTTCTGGGGTGGATACTAGTGAATGTAGTTGAAGGACCCTTTGCCGTTTCACATAATGCATAATTACAATACACACTCTCATCGGCTCCAACTATACCGTCGATAGGTGAAGGTTTAGAAAAAGAATCATACCCCCCAGTTTGTCTCACCCCACCCGGAAGGGAAAAATCGTGTGTGACAAATGGATTAACATCATTTATCGCATCTTCGTCGTTGAGCATAAACTTACTCATAATTACTATTACTTCAGATTATATTTTTTATCATTCATCTTGTATCGATGTGTTTCCCACATCATATCTAGATCCACATTCAACATGTCAGCCAGTTGGAACAGATAACTAAACACATCACCCATCTCCATCATCACATCAGTCCCCCTCTCCTTTTTCAGGTTCGTCTTCTTGTACATCTTCTTGTACTGTCGAATAGCTGATGCAAGTTCACCAACTTCTTCTGAGAGTAAGAGCCATACCGTATCTACAGGGGCGCGATCCCAACCCTTAGATTTACACACTTTCTTAGTTTCATCTCTGTAATAATTGAGACTCATCACACTTATTCTTTCTTGTTTGATAATCTTTAATTGATACCAATCTTGTTATTGTATCCAATCTTTCTTCCGGAAGTACTCGTGTTCATGGGTTGGTCGAGTGGTATACTCGTGGTGTCTATGTCTTTCACATAAGCGATGTATTGGGAAACACCCGTCTGAATCTGTGACAGGGCGGTTTCTATCACGCGACTGTTCATGAGTTTCACCTGTTTGTTCACATCCCGTTGGTGATCACCGGAGTTGTTGATGAAGACGACACGCATGATACCATAGAGATCATCTGAATTTTGGTAATCGATGGATATACCAGTACGATCCTTAAACGTCTGACGAATTCCACGCTGAAGAATATTTTTGTTAAATTCCGAAAAGAAGAGTGTATTTAATGGTGTCTCACACTGCTTCATAGAATTCAAGTGAAGATTACTCATTTAATATACCGCTCGAAAAAAAAACTGTGTAAATAGTAAATGACGAAATACGCCGAGTTTGATAAAGCATACAGTAAAGGTCCTGACACGGTTGACATGATACCATGCGAGCCACCCTCCTGCTTCGTCGGTTCCTATGCCCCGGTGACCAAGGCTGGTGAGGAAGGACCCTTTTACGTGAACACGTACCTTCTCCAACCTGATCGTAGAATGGAAACACTCGGAACAGCCACTGTTCGCAGTTCAGATTTGAGCTGTAAGAAGTAAGTTAAAAATAAAGCTAGAAACTTAGATATATGAGGGTCATTAAACGCTCAGGTCGTATTGAGGATATGAAATTTGATAACGTCACCAATAGGATCAAGAATTTAACGTATGGACTCTCCGAAAACTGCGACTCTTCTAAAGTCGCACAACAGGTATTCTCATCTATGTACGATAATATCACCACCCAAGAAATTGATACCCTCTCCGCTGAAATCTGTGTGGGTATGATCACTGTCGACCCTGATTATGAAATCCTGGCGACGCGGATCATCGCCAGTAACATTCAAAAGGTGTGCCCCAATAATTTCCACCTCGCCATGAAGAAACTTCAGAAGGTTGATGTCGTCACGGATGAAGTCGTCGAAGTCGCACAGCAGGTGAAGGATGAAATTAAAGGTGATCGTGATTTCGATTTTGGATATTTTGGTCTCAAGACCCTAGAAAAGGGGTATCTCCAACGTGTTGAGGGGAAATTGATCGAAACACCTCAATACATGTTCATGCGTGTGTCGATTGGTATTCATGGTAAAGATATTCCCGCTGTTTTGGATACGTATGATAAGATGTCTCAGGGTCTCTTCATCCACGCCACACCAACTCTATTCAACGCGGGAACACCAAGACCCCAGATGTCTTCATGCTTTCTCATCGCAAATAAATCTGACTCAATCGATGGTATCTATGGAACTCTGACGGAATGCGCCCAGATCAGTAAATGGGCGGGTGGTATTGGTATGCATATCCACGACATTCGTGGGAATAAGTCTCGAATTAGGGGTACAAACGGTCAATCTGATGGTATCATCCCCATGCTTAGGGTTTTCAACGCCACTGCACGTTACGTGAACCAGGCTGGACGACGCAAGGGATCTATTGCGGTCTATGTCGAGCCATGGCATGCTGACATCATGGACTTCCTCGAACTTCGCCTCAACCAAGGAGATGAAGAGGCTCGTTGTCGTGACCTTTTCTCCGCTATGTGGATCCCCGATCTCTTCATGAAGAGGGTTGAGGAGGGTGGTAACTGGTCTCTCTTCTGCCCCGATAAGGCACCAGGTCTCTCTGACTGTTACGGTGAGGAGTTTGAAGCACTCTACACCAAATACGAGGAGGAGGGTCTCGCCAGTGCGACCATTCCAGCTGCTGATGTATGGAAGGCGATTCTCAAGTCTCAAACTGAGACAGGTACACCCTACATGCTCTACAAGGATGCTTGTAACACTAAAAGCAACCAGAAGAATTTGGGTGTGATTAAGAGTTCAAATTTGTGTACCGAAATCATAGAGTACACCAACAAGGATGAGACCGCTGTATGTAACCTGGCGTCCATCGCCCTCCCAAAGTATGTGAATAAGGAAACAAAAACCTTCGATCATGTGAAACTCCATGAGGTCACGAAGACCGTCACAAAGAATCTCAATCGGGTCATCGACCGTAACTTCTACCCAGTGGAGACTGCGAAGCGTTCTAACATGAAGCATCGCCCCATCGGTTTGGGTGTCCAGGGTCTCGCCGATGTATTCATCCTTTGTGGGCTTCCATTCGACTGTGAGGAGTCGCGTCTCATGAACGCGCAAATTTTTGAGACTATGTACCACGCCGCCCTCGAGGCGAGTTCGGAGTTGGCTGAGGTGGATGGGTCTTATGAGAGTTTTGAGGGGTCTCCCACGTCCCAAGGTGTACTCCAGCCAGATATGTGGGAGGGTGAGACAAAGTTCAGTGGTCGGTACGATTGGGATGCTATGCGCGAGCGTGTCAAGACCAAGGGTCTCCGTAACAGTCTTCTCATGGCTCCCATGCCCACAGCCTCCACTGCACAAATTTTGGGCAACAACGAATGCTTTGAACCCTACACGACAAACATCTACCTTCGACGCACACTCGCTGGTGAATTTGTAGTCGTTAACAAACACCTGGTTGAGGATCTCAAGAGGGTTGGTCTCTGGTCGAAGGAGATGAAGGACCTGATGGTGAAGGCTGGTGGCTCCATCCAAAACATAGTGGACATTCCCGAAGACATTAAGAAACTCTACAAGACTGTATGGGAAATCAGTCAGAAGTGTATCATTGATATGGCGGCTGACCGTGGACGATTTATTGACCAGTCTCAATCTATGAACCTTTTCATAGAGAGTCCCACGATGTCCAAGCTATCCTCGATGCACATGTACGCGTGGAAGGCTGGTCTCAAGACTGGTATGTACTACCTCAGGTCCAAAGCCAAATCCCGACCGATCCAGTTTAGTTTAGAGCCTGACTGTGTAGCCTGTTCAGCTTAAAGTTTAGGTGGGTAGATAAAAAAGAAGAAGACATGGAAAAAGTGATAGAAAACCTTCAAATTAATAAATATAACAATCGTAAAATTGTCCTCTCAACCAAACAAGGTACACCGTTCCGTGTACAGTTTCCTCGTATGTATATGCCATTCGGTGTTTCCGGATTCACACCAGAGGTGGGTCCCACCAAGTACAACATCGATTTCGCTGTGAAAGGGTATGATGAAGATGATAGTTTTATGAAGAGTTTTTATGACTCCTTACGTAAATTGGAAAACATTATTGTCGATTCAGTCGTAGAACAGAGTGTTGAGATTTTCGGCAAACCCATGACAAAGGCTGAACTTTTACCGATGTTTAATTCCAATATCAAAATGTCGAGTGACCGTGAACCAAAGTTTCGTGTTAAGGCGGATACAGACATGGAAGATACCATGAAGGCTTCGGTGTATAATTCAGATAAGAATCCAATCAAGGATTTTGTATCAAACGGTCTCTATGCAAGGAATTCTGGACACGCTATCGTTGAACTCAACAGCGTTTATTTCTTGAATAGGATGTTTGGTTGTACATGGAAATTATATCAGCTCGTCGTGTACGAGCCACAAAATCTTAAAGGGTTTCAGTTTGTTGTTTAAGCCACGGGTAACATAGGAAGGCGTTGACCCATGGCGTTCAACCTGAAGTTACCACCCTTGGGACCCACCATCACAGGCGCACCAGCCTGCACACCTACCGCCATCGCACCCATCTTGTTCGCAACCCTCGTCTGAGCCTGGTTCAGCTTCGCGGTTCCGAAGGAGATCGCATTCTTAGCCATCTGGTTCGCCTTCGCGCGACCGGCAGCCATCACCTGGTTCTTCGCACCCTTCGCGAGATTCGTCGCCATATTCTTCGCCATACCCTTCGCCTGAGACGCGGCAGCTTTCGCCGCACCCTTTAAAGCCATTTTAGCGAACATCGCAGCCATTATTGTTTATATGTACAGTATATTTTTATGCGGGTGGAGCCATGTTAGGGGGTTGGTTTCCAATTTGAGACACCACGTTAGTTCCCATCTGGTTCAAGAACGCGGGTGTTGGTTTATAGTTGCGACCGCTTGACGTATTTACGTATGTCCCGCCATTCGCACCCTGCATGATACGACGACCTTGGGTATCGAGGTAGTTGGTGGGAACATTCGCGTTGAACTGGAGACCCCTCGAGATGGCAACCTGCTTCGCCTTCTCGAGAGCCTGTGCCTGTGCCTGCTGCACCATAGCGAGTGCCTGTTCGTGCGCTTTTTGCGCCATAGCATACCCCTGGGACTGAGCCTGCTCCGCGAGAGATTTACCCCGGGCTCTCGCCATAGCGGAATTACCATTCCGGGCATTATTGTTCTTGTTATTGTTCGCACGAGCGCTGTTGTTCACCGGCGCGTTGTTAGTTCGTGTCGCATTATTAGGCACCTGAACCTGATTATTCGAAGCCATTATTACTTTTTGCTGATATTTTTATTCATCATTAAAATTCTATATATCGTCTGGGCTTCCTTGAGTAATTTACCCTGTATTCTCGAAAATTCCTTTGGGTCTATTCCTTGTCTAATTTTAGCAATTTTCACCGCATCTTCCCAACGTTTGAGAGACATTCTTATGATATGCATACAAAATTTTATTGCATCTTGGAGATCTTCTTTTCGTACTCAACTGTGCCAGCCTTGGGTTGAAGCTTGAAACCCTTCTTGGATGGCTTAAACACTTTCACCATAGCCTTCTTACCCTCCTTCTTCATCCGCTTGAGCGCGGCATCGTGAGCCGCCTTACTTTTGATGCGTCCATCATTACCCATCATAAGATTCTTCTTTGCGAGACCACCAGCGGTTTTATCAGCAGTGCCGTGAAAAACTTCAGCGCGAGTACCAACAGTCATTTATCTTATGCTTTGAAAATTTTTTTGATATCCAGAATCGAAATCTTATCTGATGTCCTGTTGACTGGGATTTGTCTCTCGATTCGTTCATCATTGAGTACTTTGGAACACACTATGGATTTATGACCCTGGAGTGCCATCATTTCCTGCTCTACACTAACAAAACGCACACACTCCTTATAGACCAATTTTTTCACGTATACTGGGTGGGTCTGACCCGTCCTGTGACTCCTACCAATCGCCTGGAGTTCAGTGGCTGGATTCCATGAGGGTGCCGTGATGTAGACCCGTGTCGCTTCTTGTAGATTGAGACCCTGTCCACCACTCTTAATCTGAATAATGAATACCGCACCTGGCTCAGCCTGCTTGAAACCCTCAATATTTTTCACACGTTCATCCTTGGGAACAGAACCATCGATGCGAAAAATGGGTCTATCGAGATTCTTCTGGATATGGTTCATCTCACCACGGAATTGACAGAAAATCAACGATTTTTCAGAAGGATGACTCTCAATCATCGCAAAAAGGGTCTCCATCTTCTTGGAACTCCCAACCCACTTCTCTGGTTGTGTCCCATTCTTCTTCGCGATACCATCGAGGTACATCTGCGGCCAAATCATCACCTGCCGCGCACGGAGAAGGCATTCCAAGATAACCATATTCTTGGCATTGAGACTCTGAGCGTGTCTGAATGCGTCTCGGATCGTATCTTGTGCCTCAATGAACATGAGTTCATACAACTGCTTCTCATCAGGGTACATATCCAGTTCCACATTCTCGAAGTGACATGGAGGTAGACGAAGACGCTCACTGATTTGTGACAGATCTTCCTTGGTGCGTCGAAGAATGTAGATATCCTTGATCTTGTTGGTCATCCCCTGTACAACAACTTTCGAGAGACCAAGGAATGTACAGAGAGAGACAAAGTCCTCCATAGAATTGAACACTGGGGTACCGGTTACGATCCACTTGATTTGGGTCTGCAAACGACATACACTCTTGAAGAGCTTTGACTTCTTGTTACGAATCTCGTGGGCTTCATCGAGAATGACTCGATCCCATTGTACCATATGAAGAGGTGTCCTTGTATCTGTAGACTCACCCCTTGGTGTCAAAAGTGTGTAAGGTGCAAGCGTCACGTCAGCCTCTTTAATTTTCCGTTCTGGACCATCAAAGATGTTGATGGTCAAGTTAGGTGCAAATCGTTTGATCTCTTCCGCCCACTGGGTGATAATGGATTTGGGTACGATGATCAGTGTACGAGGTTTGGGGTTTCCAAGTATGGTAGCCACAAGCTGTATGGTTTTGCCCATACCCATGTCATCACAAAGGAATCCACCCTTGGGTCCAGAGGTTTGGCTTTCCATCGTCAACAGGAACAATACCCCTTCACGTTGGTAAGGCGCGAATAGGCGACCATTGAGGTTGTTCTTCGCGCGGTTGTATTGCTCTTCAATCGTCATGGTAATGATCCTCGTCGAGTAGGAGTTCCACTTCACAAATAACTGGTTCAGGTTCTTTTTTCTTACGAGTCTTCTTCAACTTAGGTGGTGGGAGTTCATCTATATGTTCTCGAAAGTAGAGCACCTTGTCCCAAAATTCCCTCATCACAGGGAGGTTAGTTTTCCACCATTCGGGATCTCGCTTAATATTTACGACGTCGAATTCTTCGGGTTTAGGCCAGTTGGTCTCGGCTGGTTTGTATTGAATAAAATCTGCTTCTTCTAGGTCTAAAATCTCCATACACAACTGAAGCTGAGGCATATAATGAATTGGGACCTCACCAGGTACAATTTGTCGCATCGGTGGGCATTTAATCTCTACCAATTTCCCACTTTCACTCACACCATCAGGACTCCCCCCGAGCCACGTATGTAAGGGGTGGGGGCACAATCCAAGTTCATGCACGACCTCTCCATGCCTCTCTTCGTAGAGAATGCGAGCCTCATCTTCATACTTCTCCCCATGCCTTGTGGCTGCGTTCCCAGTAAACTTCTCACCAAGTCCACACTTCTTTAGGAGAAGTTCGGCGGGTGTTTCATATTTATTCACACCGATGGCTGTGGCGGCATCTGATGCGGTGAGCATATTACCGCGGAGAGCCAACCATTCTTCAGACTTTTGTGCTGCATATTCCCTCTCGAGCAAAGCTTTGACGTTTGGGTGCATCTTATATTAAGAGAGGGTGTAACTTTTAAGTTGTTCGAAAAAAAGTCTCGCTGCATTCTGTTCAGCTTGCTTTTTACTTTTCGCAGTTCCTCTACTAATGAATTTATTATTCACATAAATGTCGATATAGAAAATACCTTCATGATGTCCCGCTACCCGATATTCGGGAAGTTGCAAGTTGTTCACTTGACAATATCGCATGAGATGATCCTTAAAGTTGTCATCGACCATGATCAAATTCATATCGATATATTTGGGGTCGTTGTATATTCTAAGGACAAACTCTTTCGCATGAAGAAGTCCAATATCCATATAGATGGCTCCAATGAGGGCTTCGAAGACATCCTCCAAAATCTTGGGGTTGTTATTCCATCCGTTACGCATCCCCTTTTCATCCATTATGACGAGTTTATCGAGACCGAGTATTTTAGCTATTTTTGCGAGTGTTTCACCACGAACCAACTTTGTGCGAGCTTTCGTGAGGAAACCTTCTTGACGACTTTCATATTGATCAAATAAGAATTTAGTGATTACAAAACCCAATACAGAGTCACCAATAAATTCCAGAGTTTCAAATGATTCGTTCATATTTTCATACTCCTTGAGAGCAGATTTATGTGTGAATGCCTTTTGGTACAAATCAAGGTTTTTGATCTTTGTACCAACAAGTTTTTCGATACACGCCTTATCAGCGAGCACGACCATTATGTTTATTATATGTATGTTTTTATTTTTTAAGCCTCCTTCTTAATGTAATGAGGAGAGAGGTACTTCTGTAGGTTAAGGTACGTTACGACAACATCCGGAGGGGGTGCAAGGAGGTCGCGAAGCTTGTCGTCGAGAATAATCTGGCGACCGTTCTCGGGGTGCTTAAGACCCTTATCGATGATGTACTTGTTCACAAACTTTGTGACTTCCGAACGCGAAATCAACTCATCCACAGGAAGCCCGAGGAACTCGCGCAACTTAGGCATCACATCTTGCTTACGGTTGAAACCATTGTTGGCGGCGCGCGCCTTAGCCTTCTCACCATCAGGATCTTCCTGGGTGTTCTTGATCTTGCGGACGAGCTTCGTGAGAGTCTTCACCTCGGCGCGGAGAGCAGTGAGCTCGGTCTTAATGGTTTCTTCGAGAGACATTATATCTTTCTTACATCAGTAATCTTTAAGTCACAATAACAAGAGGAATATACATAATAAAATTACCGTCAAATATATTAGGACTTTCATACCGAAACTGAGTTCGTTCCCATTTTTTTTAAGTATGGGTGAGGGCACTGGACGCTTGATTATCCTGAATGGCTGACTAGAGTGTTTACCAGGACACCCACCGGCGCAGCAACCGGATGGACATGGGATCACACTGGAACCCCGTCTCACACCACAGAATTGTTCCTTCTTGGGATTTTTTACATCATCATACGCGTAACACCTACATTCGTCGATAACGTTGCAGATCATATTATTATATCACGATATATTAATGGATGAAAAAAGTTATTCGAAAGTTGCCATTGACAAGTTCATGAACGAAAATTTATTGTTCAAAGATGAAAAATTGGAGAAATATTTCAACAGGAACGAACAGAGGGACTTAACTAAATTTAGATCTCAGGTTCACCAAAAGTTTTCTAATAAAACTTTCGAAAATATCATATATGTCTTGGTGACAGATTCCATTCGCGATATAATACTCAATACGATAAGTGAAATCACGGAAAAATTCAAAGCATCTGGTGATCTTATCGTGAGTGGTGGTGAAGCGTTCAACTTATATGTTGATTTTAATGACAGAATCATCACGAGTGATATAGACGCAAAATTCGTTCCCCGTATTCGAGCAGACACCAAGTATTTCGGTAAACTCCAAGCACTAAAATTGCTACTATGGGACGAACTTGGTAAGCAGGCGAAAAAGCTAAATACACGAGTTAAAAATCGTTTGAATGCGATGCGTTCTAGGTACCCCAAGGTGTTCAAATTCTTAGGTGTCGGTTTCAAGAATTCCGGTCCATACGTAACTAGGAGATATACACTCATAAAAAAGAAGAAAACAGGTGACACGAATAACCCAGGGAAGGGTGACGTTTTCATCGACGTCGAGTTATTCGCGTTGGACCTGAATATTAGATTCTTCTCACCCGAGAGTGGTAGAATTACGGATAATACCATGGGTGGTATACTCGACATTCCATTCATGAGACCTAAAGAGTTTGGATATGAAGTTGCTCAAACTAAACTCAAAGGGATCGTGTACCGAAATCCACTTTCTGGTAAAATCATAAATAATCAGAAAATATACATCGCGAGTAAAGAGTTCCTGATCGAAGACATTTATCTCATGCATAAACTCAAACTTCGCCCAGAGAAAAAAGAAAAGGATAGACGTCGTCTCCTAAAACTCAGTCAACTTTTTAGCAAAAATATCACAGCGAGCGACACAATAGATGATATATACAAAAAGGTTAGGGGTAAATTGAGTCTAAAGACATCTAAACCAAGGAAATCAACAGGGAGTGTAAATGTCAGTAAAGCGAGGAAGGTGAACCCAAATAATTACAAAAATTACACGACAGAACCATCCAAGGAACGCATTTCTAAACAAATCGTACATGGACTGAAGCCACTGATAAATAACACTAAAGTAGAAGGTTACGAAAATTCCCATGGAAACAAAAGATTCAACTTGAATAAACTCAAGTGGGTAAAAGAGTCAAACCAGGCGTACGTGAAAAACGAAGTTTCACTCAGACCGAAGCAGGCGATTAATATACCCAAAAACATAAACACCACGAAGACATTGTATGGTTACAACCCAAATCGGGATAAGTGGATAAATAAAGATGTTTTAAACGCCGCCGCGGCTATACCCTTTATTGGTTTAAAGAATTAATGAGTAAACCTACTATAATGTTTTACAGTTCCCCAGCCAAAGGTGACGATGGTCTTTATTTCGTGAAGGCTTCCAATGACGATAAGACTAAATGTCTTGTGCAATTGAATGATGTCACAGTATCGGAAGTTTCAGGCGAGTTAGTTTTCGACGTCACCTCAGAGGAGAAAATTACAGGGGTCGAATCCATGAACCTCTTAGCCGCGCAAGATAACTGTGAAGAATGGTTCGGTAAAAAACTTTCAGAGGTTGTTCTTAGTTCCGCGTACCAGAGCGTCTTGTCCGGTGGGCAGATGTCAGCTGATATCATCACCGAACCCAAGGTTCTCGTATACAACAAGAACCAGGAACCCCTCGACCTTGAAATTGTTCAGCCGGGTAAGAAGTGTGACCTCTTACTGGAATTCGCTGGTATCTGGTTCGCGAAGAAGGCTTTCGGTGGAAATTGGAATGTTGTCCAGATTAGGGTTCACGAGGATCCCATTGTGGAAGATCCTATCAGTGATGTTTACCCAGAGCAATATGCATTTGTAGATGAACAATAAAAAAAAGTGTTACTACTATATAAACTATCATGAAGGGTCGCACTCAGCAAATCTTAATGATCGCCGCCGTGGCTGTTGTGGTCTACCTATTGTTTGCTATGAACGGTCGCTCTAATTATTCTATCAAAGAGAGGGAGTACAGTGTGTTTGGCACAGCCCCTTCTACCGGTCCATCCACTGCGTCTATGGGTATGAAGAAGGGTACCGGGCTCGCCTCCTCCCTCCTCCCCCGTGAAGTTGCTTCCAAGGAAGACTTTGGTCAGTTTGCCCCAGAAGAAATCCTCAAGGGACAGAACTTCCTCGAGCCCCGTAAGCAGATCGGTTACCCCGAGACCATCGGTGGTGCCCTCCGCAACGCCAACCAGCAGATCCGCAAGGACCCCCCTAACCCCAAGGCGCCTTTCGTCTGGAACAATTCCACCATTGTCGCTGATACCATGCAGCGTGGTTTGTGTGCTTAAAGATTAGGTAATAATACTATTAAATAATGTCTTCTGTTTCAAATGAACTATCTGAGAGTGTTTCTAAGCTCGTAGATCTCACCAAACAACTCTCTGAAGCTAAATCTGACATTAAGGTTCTTAACCAAGAAGAAAAACGATTGAAAGAAAAAGTCAAACAGCATATGGTTTCCCAGGGTATTGATACGATCAACCTCAGGAAGGGTAAGATCAGCATCCGTAAAAGTATCAGGAAAGCCGGTATGAACAAGGATGCCATCAAAGAGGGTCTGATGACATTTTTTGGTGGAGATGAGACTAAGGTCGAAGGAGCTCTAAATGCCATTAAGGATGGACTTAAAACGAAAGAGTCTACCTCTCTTTCGCTAACTGGTATAAAGGATAAACCCGAGAAAGAGAATAAGTAAAGCACGATGGTCTGGAGCCAATACGTTGACGAAGCGACTATCGGCTTTGATGCCTACATCAGTGATGATGATGATTATAATGAACACACTCCTCTGAATATCGAAGACTGGGAAGTCGAATACTCAGATGAATTACATATGATGTGGAACAAGATTGATACTCTCTTGTATGACGCCCACATCACACACTCAGGGAAGTTTTGCGACTTTGTTGAATTCTGTTACATAGAACATGATTCCACTCAGGAAAGAGTCACTTGGGAATACCAAGAACAGACTACATGGTATGAGGAACGTCTGGCTCATATTTGGAAATATGTCAGGCGTACAGTGAATGATAATGGTCTCCATGAAGAGATGATGCGGGGTGCCACTTTTAACGATTTCCTATATTACGCTAAAAATTATATGTGTATATTGTAAATGCTTCCCGATATCACCTCACAAAAGGTTGCTATACCGGCAGCGCTTTTTATCGCGCTGAGTCCCGGTCTTCTTCTCAAGACCGACGGCTCAAAAATCGAATACACAACCCAAACTACAGACCAAATGTCTGTATTCTTCCACGCGCTCGTATTCTTCATGGTATACAGTCTGGTCGCAAAGGTGCTGGGTCTCGTACTCACACAGACGGATCTCATCGTGACCACGTCTCTCTTTATCGCACTAAGCCCTGGTATTCTCCTCACTCTACCTCCCGGGTCCGGGGGGGTCTACATGTCCGGACAGACCAGTATCGAATCGATGATGACACACACAGTCGTATTCGCCGTGGTATTTGCGCTTTTACGTCGTCAATTTCCTCAATTCTATTAAGTAAGAAGATGAAGTATCTCGTGTTAGGACCGGCGTCTATGGGGATATTTTCACTCGTGGGATGCTTGAAAGCGCGTGAATCTTCACTCGCAGATGTGAAGGAAATTTCAGGGTCATCCGCTGGTGCGATATTAACACTATTTTTAGCCATGGGGATGTCGATAGATGAAATCATGGATGCATGTATCGATCTAAATGTCCCTAACTACGTCAAGATACGATTAGGAACATTTTTTACTAAATTTGGTTTTGTATCGATGGATCCAATACGTAAAAAATTAGTAAAAATATGCGGATCTGATCCAACGTTCGCGGAAATCACCATGAAAGTGTACATCGCAGCGTACTGTTTAAATACATCAGAAACTGTATATTTTTCGAGGGATACACACCCAGACATGAAAATCATAGATGCAGTCTGTATGAGTATGGCGGTACCGTTTATTTTTTCATGTGGAAAATACGACGGATTCATGTACGTAGATGGGGCAACAAAAGAAGAATATCCACTCACACCGTTTATGGATAAAAAGCCACATGAAATCACCTGTATACAGGTTAGGACTGCTACGATATTTCACGAAAGTATAGATACACCCAAACAATTTGTAGATATTCTCGTTCGTTCTGCACTTTCCAACAGGGTAACGTATGATATACCGATTGACCTCGTGAACATAAATGTTGGCGATACAGATGTGTTTAATTTCAACATGTCATATGAAGAAAAAGTAAAATTATATAATTTGGGATACTCATCTCGATAATACTTTTTTTGTTAGTTTAAGATAAATGATTGAAGTGTGTGATTCAGACGCTGATATAGAAACCCTCAGAAAGATGATAAAAATGCAAGCTGGGGAAGATCTTAAACTCACAAGGAAACAAATGTGCGATGCATATGATAATATACATGCCAGTAAGTTACCTCTACCACCCCTTGTTATGACGTCTGATCGAACGTATTTACTCGACAGAGCAAGTCCTCTGAAACATATGGAGTATGAACTCCTCTTCGATTCTTCAACCAAACGGGTAGACCTGAAACGAATTGCTCGTAAAGTTGGTCTCACATCTCAAATTGAACAGATGACCAAAAAACAACTGACTGACGCCATTGGTAAGCGTCTCAGGTATTTGAAAGTTCATGAGCCAGTGAAACTCGTAACCAAACGTCTCGTTGTAAAAAAAGAATCAAATATGAACAACACAGCAGTGAACAACACAGCAGTGAACAACACAGCAGTGAACAACACAGCAGTGAACAACACAGCAGTGAACAACACAGCAGTGAACTCGAACGCAAACCGTTACAACAACACAGCAGTGAACTCGAACGCCAACCGTTACAACAACACAGCAGTGAACTCGAACGCAAACCGTTACAACAACACAGCAGTGAACTCGAACGCAAACCGTTACAACAACACAGCAGTGAATGTAAATTCTGGGACAGTGAACGTTTCCGGTAATAAACCGGGTGTGAAATTACAAACCAATATTTTCGGTGGACCCCCTACGATAGTTTTCCCAAAACGACTCTCGTTCAAGCCGACGGTTGTTGCTTCTAAGACTAACTCTGGAAGTCAAATGAATGATAGTACCGGTACCAACTCTAGGAGTCAAACGAGATTTAACAATATCGCCACTTCTACTGGTACCAACGCGGGTCCCACCCCAACTCAATTTGGGAATGGTTTCAAGAAGAAGCCTTCTTTCCTTGCTGCTGGTCCCGCCGCTCCAGGTATCAATGCGATCAGGGCTAAGCAAAGTTCCTTTGCGAACAAGATAGCGACAAAATCCACCAATGCCGCCGCTGCTAATGGTCCCAAGAAACCTGGTATGTTTAATTGGATGTCTAAGAAGAAGAATGTGTCTGCCGCGGGTGCTGCCGCTGGTGCTGCCGCTGCGGGTGCTACTGTGGCTGCTGCTGCCGCCAATGCTCCTAAGAAGTGTGGAATGATGAACCGAATGATGGGTAGGTGCAAGAAAAATGTCGCTACCGGTACAAATACTGTTAACACCGGAGTGGGTACCAACAACCAAGCTGGTACGACTAACACCGGAGTGGGTACCAACAACCAAGCTGGTACGACTAACATGGGAGCTGGCACCAACAACCAACCAAGCATATTTAACGCTCTAACTGGTGGTAACAAACCGAAAAATACTAACACCGGAGTGGGTACCAACAACCAACCAAGCATATTTAACGCTCTAACTGGTGGTAACAAACCGAAAAATACTAACACTGGGGTGGGTACCAACAACCAACCCAGTATATTTAACGCTCTAACTGGTGGTAACAAACCGAAAAATACTAACAATGATATTAACTATGTAGCCAATAAAATTATGAATGAAGTCAATAAAGATGTCCGATCTAAATTGCGAAACAATGGTGATGATGCTATTTTGAAAAGCGTATCCGATGATATACTTGACGATTTATTGAAAAAAGATATCACAAACCGAGTGAACGCTATGAGCCGAGTGAACGCTATGAACCGAGTGAACGCTGTGAACCGAGTGAACGCTGTGAACCGAGTGAACGCTGTGAACCGAGTGAACGCTGTGAACCGAGTGAACGCTGTGAAGGTTCGTACCAGTGTGGTGAATGATATAATGAATCAATTAATAAAGAAAGACATCACCCCATCTATAAATAAACGAGTATCCAACCCTAAAGTGAACATCACTGGTGATGTAATTGATGTAGTTATGAAGGGTGTTAAATCCGAAATCACAAATGTTTCGAACAACAAGAAAGATATTAATTTCGTAGAGAATAAGATTCTTAATCGACTCACACAGAATGTCAAAACAAACATCAACAATGGTGTCTCCAAGACTACCAGTAAAGATGGTCCGCGACCCAAAAATGTTTCGAACAACAAGAAAGAGATTGATTTCGTAGCGAATAAGATTCTTAATCGACTCACACAGAATGTCAAAACAAACATCAACAATGGTGTCTCCAAGACTATCAGGAAAGGTGGGCGTGCGGCTGAGCCTAACAAAAACAATGTATTTGAGAACGCGTCTAACAAGACGTTTAAAATCAACAATAATGTAAAAATGATGAACAACCCCTTATTTAATAACAACAACGGTGAAATTTCAGCCTCATCCCTCACTAAAAATAACATTAAAAAAAGTGTGAACAACATCCCCGAAGAAGTTGAAAAACAGGAAAACGTGGTACGCAACATGGTAACGAATCTTAACTCCGAGCGAAACAGGATCAAGAATAAAGTTACAAAGGAATTGAATTTGAGACCCGACAACACCGGAGTTTTCAGTGAAAGACGTGGCTTAGACCGGGGTCGTATAGGTCAATGGGCGAAAGAGTTGAGAGAAGCTGATACGATCGATAATTTGAAAAACATAGAAAGCAAACTGAACCAAAAGGCGGAACTTCGCAAAAATATAGAAAACAAGTACACGAGGATGGGTCTCACTAAAGTCGAAAAGATGGACCATCGTAGAAAAGTGGTACAATTTGCGAACAACGCGAATGCTCGGCGTACGCTTGTAGAAATTCAGGTGAAGAATAAGAAGAGTAACAATAACAATACAAACTCTGTGATATCTAACTACAACTCAAATGTAAATTCGAATGAACCTAATAAGAAGATGAAGTATGGATCCCGAGAGAATTTCATCAATGCTAAAAAGGTTGAACTCCGGGACTTGGCAAAGGGTACGCGTACAAATTTTAGTAGAAATATCAACCGTTTGGAAAATCGAACAAACGTGGCGAAACTTCGTGGGCGGATCGAAGGAGCGATTCTTAGAAACGAACCCAAGAATAGCCGCCAGCGTTCCGAACGTCGGGTCGATAACAGGGCTTTACTGAAAAAACTGAAGAAGGATGTAAAGAAAAAGACCCCCGGGCTTAGCCCGGCTAAGATAAATGCCGAGGCTAGACGATTGTTTCGAAGCCTAAGTGAAAAGTAATACTTAATAAAGTATCTTAAAATGAATGAATATGACGACTGTACCGTGACTACCGACATGCCTCTCAGCGACGAGGTTGCCGATTTCATCGAAAAGGGTCTTAATGGGGATGTGGATGTGAAGGAGTGGTGTGATAATAACCTCGATAATATCGCAGAGATATATGAGAAGTACGGGCATTCGTACATGTCATATAGGGATGCGGAATTGGTGTTGGTATTTGCGAAAACCTTGTACGAGAATAAGATTTCAGACGCACGCGAAAAGTTGTCTCTATTTGTAGCGTGTCAAGATTAGATTGTAATTTAAAGAAATAAACTTCCTTTAAGTTAATGAATACATGCGATGTATGTTGTGAAAAAATTAACAAGATAAATCACAAAGAAGTTAAGTGTCCTTTTTGTGATTTAACAAGTTGTCGTTCATGTTCACAAAAGTATCTTCTTTCAACTTTCGAAGATCCTCATTGTATGGGGTGTAAGACTCGTTGGAACCGTGAATTTGTGGATTCATTTTGTACAAAGTATTTTCGAAATGTTGATTTGAAGCGTCATAGGGAAAATGTACTGTTCGAACGGGAAAAGGCTCTCATGCCCCAAACACAGGTAGAAGTTGAGAGGGTGCTCGAGATACAGAGGCTTCGACGTGAAGCAAGTGAACTCCGTAAATCCTTAATCGATCTGTACGAGATACACCGGATATCGTACCCGATTACAAATGAGGTATTCTTACGACACCCGGAAATATTAACAATACATAACGAGTTGGAAGAAGTGTATGTTAAAGTCGAAGAATTAAGGAATCGTGGTCAACTAAATGTGAATACTCAAATAAAATTTACACGTAAGTGTCCAATTGAGGAATGTAAAGGATTCCTAAACGAAGAGTTTTTCTGTGGTTTGTGTCGTAATAACTTTTGTAAAGATTGTTTAGAACCTCTTGGAGATGACCACACATGTGATCCACGGGTTGTAAAAACGATGAAGTTGTTAAATCGAGATAGTAAATCATGTCCCAAATGTGGAACAGTCATATACAAATCTAGTGGGTGTTCACAGATGTGGTGTATCAACTGTCACACGGCGTTCGATTGGAGATCTGGTGAAATCGCGACTGGGCGTATACATAATCCACATTTTATCGAATTTAAGAGGAAAGGGGGTGTGAGCAGGGAACATGGAGATATCCCGTGCGGTGGTATACCAACATACAGGGAACTACGCCAAGCCGAAGCATCCGACGATTTACTGAATCTATCAACCTATATATTTTATGCGGATAGGGAAAATGCGTATATTGACCTGGAACCCATTGATAACTTAAATGCCCGCGTCGCGTATATGCTCAATCAACTCGATGAAAAAGAGTTTAAAATATTTTTACAGAGACAGGAGAAATATAAGGATAAGATGAGGGACATGTCACATATATTCGAAATGTTGACCCATACCGGTGGGGATCTCCTTCGCCAATATATACTCGAACCATCACGACAACCGGAAATCATAGACTTATTATCAAAAATATTAGTGTATGGAAATGAAATTTTTGAAACAATACGGAAACGATATAATTGTGTATTACCAAAAAATTTATATTTCTAAATAATAAGATGAATGATAGTTTGATCATACTCATACTGGCTCTCATCTTTTTGTATATGTTACCAAGGTACCCCGAGCCAACGTTGATCGAGAATTTTATTACAGAACAGGAACGAAGACATATCATACAAGAAGCATCTGGGAAACTTGAACCGTCAACCATCTCAGCGGATAAGAAGATTGACACGAGCTTTCGTAAGAGTGATACAGCATGGTTGGGTAGAGATGATAAAATTGTGGATACCGTGATGAGAAAATGTCTGAAATACACCGACAGACCCATAGATAATTATGAGAAACTCCAGGTTGTTAGGTACAAAGCTGGTGGATACTATAAACCTCACCAAGATGCATTCGCTAACGAGGAGAACATGCGGGTGTATACATTCATACTCGCATTGAATGATGGATACAATGGTGGTGAGACTGTATTCCCAAACATAAATAAGACCTATAAACTCAAGGCTGGTGACGCGTTATTTTTCGATACATTAGACAACTATAATCTCATAACATCCAAGGCTTTACATGGAGGTAAACCGGTAAAGTCTGGGGATAAATGGATTTGTAATTTATGGGTAAGGAAATACCCTTATCCAGACGGCTTTCCGTCGTCTCGTTGATCTACGACGGCGATCGGTACGCCTTGTTTTGCGCTTTTTTATCCTTGAAGCCAACTTTTTTATAAAATAAAGCTCGTACGTAAATTTTTTAAAGCGCTCATCATCCTCAGATAGTTCTATATTCTTTTTGTAAATTATACTCCACAAATTAGTATATTTTACAGCTGGAATTATTAGACATTTATAATACTTTGTCAAGAATTCAATAAGTTGTAATGCGAGTGCCACCCTCATATCTCCAACCGGTTTGGTGTCAATTTCTATGAGAAAAGTATTTATTTTATCAGTCATCTCACGTTCCGTGAATAGATCGAGATACGTAAATTTCGAACACGTGAAACAGCTGACACCACCGTTACGGAAGTGATTAAAAGTACACTTATCACAAAACTCGTGGTCACATGATAATTTCGTTCTATAATACATTGATTTTTCACAACTTCCACAAATATCATCTACTACATGTTTATGATCATCACATAAATGGGTGTCGTCAATGACATGTTTCTTACATGGATAATTATCTGGTCCGCAAGCGACGCATAACATTCTTATATATATTTATATTACAAAACTTTAATACACATGTCTTCGTATTTAGAATTACCAACATACACATATGATAAAATGTCAATAAATGAAACACGGTTGTTCAGAAGAGATTTTGAAAAACCCGTTGTTATACGAGGATTGTATAACCCAACGGCTAAAAATATGAGTATAGATGCGGTTGTTTCGATGTTTGGTGATATTGAGTTGCCGATGGAGACGTATGAAATGGAAAATACACCCACACCCTCTTCCGAGATAGAAGAACATACGATGAAATATATGTTTGATCATTGGAAAACAAATAAGCCACCATTTTTATATTGTGCAGAAGTTGATTTATTTGAACAACCCATATCAGACAAATTGACGAAAGCCTTACATAACCCAAATACAGAACATAGGGAAATTGATGAATTTTTCTTATTTTTAGGTAAAAATCATAAAACTGGTTTACATTTACATGTCAATGGTGATTATATATTAAATCAGTTATTCGGGAGTAAAACGATTTACATATTCGAGAATTACGAAAATGCAAATGTTCGTAAAAATCCATTTTATTATTTCAATCAATCCAATTTTGCTATAGACGATTTTTTCGAAATGGATCACAGCAAAATGAAAATTTATAAAACGACCTTATACCCAGGGGATAGTCTCATTATTCCACCATGGTACTGGCATGCTACACACGGGCATGAAATTAATATGTCCATGACACAGACCTTTACGAGACGAGATGAATCTTTTATATGGAAAAACCCAAATTTAATATTTGACTATTATTTCGATTATGGACCACAACAATTGATAGCTATACTTGCGGTTATTATAATTCTAGTTTTCATTTTAAGGCGTCAAAGTTGATCTCGAACCCGTTCTCTGTTCACCATATGCAGAGCCTCAACTTCAGACTTATTCTGTGCCGCATATGGAACAGCATACCCCTCATCAACCAACGGTGATTATAGTTAAAACTTTAATACCCTCATATATTAGATGAAGTGTGTGGCTACATTTTCTGAAAACAGTCTTTACAAGATAAAACTGGCAAAGACTCGTAAGAATGTCCTTGAAGCTATGTACCAGAGACCGAGTATCGTGGAGGTGCGTCCTATTAGGGAAAATCTGAGACTTCGTTTACGTTTCACCGAAGCGATAAAAGAAGCACAGGAAATGTGTAAAATGGATAAGGATTCATCTGAGTGTCATTGGGCTTGGTACGAGGTTGACGAATTAGAGGATTCTATGCTACGTCTATACCCCGATAGATGGTGACATTTGGTGGATCGTCATCATACCCATAATACTGAATAGATATTCCAAAGAGATCTATCATTTCCGGATTAACGTCTTCATTCATATATCTTTTCCAATTTTGTAAAGTTGTGTGGAAATATTCAACACCATCCTCTGAAAATGCACCTATACGCATGAATGGTCTACTACGTAGCTTTCTCATATATTCATAAACAGCCTCAGGTAAAGGTGTTGTTCTATTATATACTGATTTTAACACGTCGACAATGTAATATCCATGTGAATCGCAAATTATATTTACCTGCATTTTAGGAAACCCCTTGATATACACTTCAAAATCCGCATTACTGGGGAGAGTTGTATATATTGGTGTTTTTTCACATATACACTCTTCATGATACCCAACACCCGGGTGTGTATGGTATGATATTTCCGAATACCACACCTGTTCAATTTCACGCGTGTCGACTGTGTTTCGTTTTTTTGATGTAATCCTTGTTGGTGTACTAAATTTGAAATTATCATATTCGATACCACCTGCATATTCCCACCGCTTGACAGAAGATATCTTACTTATCTCTTTCAAATTGTGCACTACTTCATGAGACAATTTCATTCTTTGTCTTCTTAACACCGCATTTGGACGTACGACCCCTAATCTCATTGATATCTTATTATATACTGAGAGTTTATCGCGTCTTGTTTTTAACTATAATCCTACTGTTCGTGTCTGGGGCGAAATTAAGGAAAAAGGAACGTATCTGTATACTATTCTTTTTAGCGAGCTCGTTAATTTGGTTAATGGTCGCGACACCATCGAGTAAGAACGGAATCATGTCCATGAACGTTACATAAAATGTCGTACATACACCACGGGTGTTACCCATTTGGAGATCACGACCACCATAATATCTAACTTTGCGACCAGGTATTTTGAACATCTTTCTGAGAATTGGAACAACCTTTTTACGCATAGTCTTACCCCAAATGGAAGTTTTAGACGCTTCCCCGTGTGGATCAAATACCCATATTCTTCTATTTTGTGGGTCTCGGGGGTCAACTAAAACACTAATTGCATGCCCTGAATTCTCATGTCGTAATCCAATCATGAAAAAATGGACCTGTTTCGTTGGAGTTATTCTCGAACCCGAATTATGAATCTGTCCGAAACGGTTAATGATCGTAGGAATATTTTTAACAATACCATATTGATTCGTATCGATGTTGTAGTCCAAAAATGCCGAAACAATATCCTTGTTGTCAAATGTTTTTTTCGCTCTCTTCATATATCTGGGAATACCCGCGTAGTGACACCCCAAACCCCTACCAATTTCAGTGTTTGGTAAATTGACCTCACGGGACCGTGTTTTCTTGGTTTGTTCGTTGTTATTGTTATCCGATTTACGTTTCCTGGCTTGTGTGGGTTCTACGTTAGTCATGTTGACATTACCATCATTGTTTCGGTTTACCATGTCGAGTTTTTCAAACTCATTCGCGAGATTATTTACAATTCCCGCTTGTACGTTTCTCATCAATTGTCTAACTTCCCTTCTTCGCCCAACTTTCCAAGCTTTTTGTATTTTTCTCGCAGCTTCATTTCGAACACTTCTAGTGAATGCGTTCATATTCGTTATTCTAGACACAATTTCTTCCAACTCTCGATCCTGTCTAGTTATATTTCTCAAAAAAGCACTTGACTGAGCCATCTTAACATATATAGAGAAAATAATACATTTTTTGTATATGGTAAATGACATTGATATAGAAGATATGATGAAAGAGGTATATTCTGAACTGGGTCCTGGTTACAGTGAGAGAGTATACCACAACGCGGTGGAGGTTATATTAAGGGAAAAGGGAATCCCTTATGAATCTGAACGTCACATTCTTGTGAGGTTTAGAGGACACGTGGTGGGACAGTTACGAGCTGACATTATTATTAATAATCATATCATTCTAGAATTAAAGGCTATTAAGACTCTGACTGACGGGATGGAGTTACAGGCTCAAAAATATCTTGACTTGACAGAACTGAAGACGGCGTATCTGGTGAATTTTCCTCTTCACCCGGGTCGAGAGGTTGAGGTGCGGGAGATTCAAGCGCTGCCATTGGAGGAAGTACATGCGCCTCCAGATCATAGAGGGCGAGAAGAGCTGGGTCGTCCATTATATACTATCATTTAACCGTACACTTAAGCGAGAAAAATATAATCCAAGCCATGAGAACGTCAATGCTATAATGCGCTCTCGTGGAAATGGTCACGAGAGATGAAATCATTGGGTACACAGGGAACAATCCTTTATTTAAAAAGTAAGATGTCACGATATTGAATGTCGTGTGCCCCGAGAACATGTAGTCGTTACAGTTTGAAAGTGGGTTATTCTGGTTACATGGTTTATTTTTCGCTCTCGGAAATTGAGTCACTACATTTGACAATGCCCTCATGAAATACATCATGGTCAGAAACGATATGTATTTTTTTTGGTTTATATTTTTCCAGTTGAGTACCAATAGAATGAAAGGCACTAATAAAGTGATATCATGTAAACTCTCATAATTACTCAAATCCGGTAAAATATCAAAACCGACATCCCGTATCTGACCACCAAACCCTTCACCACGTGGTTTTGATATTAATCTTCCGACGAGTGTATTCAATAGGAGTGCGATTATGAAAAGGATCCACATTATTAATACTTGACATTTTAATGTACACAGGTGTTCCACCACTCGGTGGTTTTCTACAAAAATTCTTACATGTACAACAATCTCGTGGATTCATGAGTTGTCTCTTATTCACATAACACGTGTAAGGTAGGTAAATATCTTTTTTGAGTATCCTAATAATCCTGTCTATCAAAATCATCTTATAATAGTTTCTCTTTCACCCAATCTCTATCTTGTTTAAAAATTTTAGAGAGTTTGCGATCTTTATTCTTAAAAAGAATCATGAGTGCGTTGAGGCGGCGAAATAGACTGAGGGGTGGTTCGCCTGAGCGAATAACACGCATCAGTGCGCGGTGACGCGCCAATATACTCTTGTCCTTTACGTCTTCATATCCATGTTCACTAAGATACTTAGAATTACTTATCTGGATTTTAACCATGTAGACAATAGCCATTTATTGTACCTCTATATTATTTTCAGTTCTTACAAACTGGGCATGTATCAAAGTTGTCAAAACATTTCAGACACGCAAAGTGTGAACATTTTCGCATTTTCACACAATCCATCTCTCGGATACATATCTGACATTTATCACGTTTGAATTCCAAGGGTTTGTTTTTAAATCTCCAAAAACATCTACTACATACTTTCAATCCTTCTCGCATCATCTTACGACACACTAAAAAATTGGGACATTCTTCATTCGTCATTTAATTATACTGTCGGAATAAATTCCCAACTAAGTTTTTCACAAATCTTTTTCCATATCATATCTTGTTGATATAACTTCTCTTTAGATTTCAGAAGTGGAAAGTATTGGAGATATCGATCTTCACTCAAGAGTTCACAAAATTTGTATAAAACATACGAATAACTAAGGAAATTCTTCCTCTCTGTCGGGCAATTATCGTCGAACGGTTTTTGGATATCCTTAAACATTATGCGAAGACACTCTTCAAGTTCTTGGGGCATGTTTGGGGGTTTGATACCAGTTAGAATGTTGGTTATGTAGGGTACATGTTCGTAGTATTTATTTAGTCTCAATTTTTTTAGGAGACCTCTAATTTTTGCATATGTAATGTCTTCAAGATTTTTGATTTTCATCTTTCGTAGTTCCACTCTCAATTGGTCCATAACTTCAGTCGGTATTGTAGTGCTCTCTTGTGCTTGAAACTGTGATAACCATTCATTGAAATGATTTTCTCGCTTGTACGAATAGTTTACGATCTTTTCGGACGTTTCTTGTTCTTCTCTGTAGGTGAGTTCTTGGTTGATGTGTACGGCGACAACTATACCACACCCGTCACAGACTAAGTCACTCGTGTCTTGAACGTGGACGATATTACTGTACGAACAATATGGACACGCGTCGTCGTCGCGTTCACACTGTCGGTAGATGTTCTGTTTTTCTACAT